TGCTCCAACTGCAGTCCCGTATGCAGGCAAACTTCAAGGATGCATTTGAATCTCCTTCATTAATCAATTTCGGTTATAATACTCAAGGCATGCCTGGGTACTATATGCCTATGGTTAATCCTGATGTTATCATTAACCAACTGGTTGCTGGTGACTCTTGGGATACTTGGATGGGTCTGGCTCCAGATCATGCATCCAATAAGATTAACTATCGTGGCTTGTATGAAGTATCTAAAGAATATGTTCGCATCATTCCATCCGAGTTCTGTTTAGATGTTCCTGCAAAGAATACTCCTCAGATCTGGAAACTTTGGATTGTGAATCACAGTGTGGTCATTGCTGCTGAACGGCAGACTAATGCACATGAAATGATTCCTGTGTTCTTTGGCCAACCTACTGAATCTGGTCTGGGTTATCAAGATAAGTCTCTTGCTGTTGATTCCCTCCCATTCCAGCAAGTTGCTTCTGGTCTGATGAATAGTGTGATGGCATCCCGTCGTCGCTCTGTTACTGATCGTGTTCTTTATGATCCTTCTCGGGTAACTGAAGCACACATCAATAATCCGAATCCCAGTGCTAAGATCCCTGTTCGTCCTGCAGCACAAGGTAAGCCAATCTCTGAGGCAGTTTATCAATTCCCTTATCGTGATGATCAAAGTGGTGCTGATCTTCAAGGTATTGGTACCATTGTTAATCTCGCCAATACGCTGAATGGCCAGAACAATGCTCGTCAAGGTCAGTTTGTTCCTGGTAATAAGACTGATCAACAATGGGCGGATGTTATGGGGAATGCAACTTCCCATGACCGTTCATATGCACTGATGTTTGAAGCACAAGTATTCACTCCCATGAAGGAGGTACTTAAGATCAACATGCTTCAGTATCAACAGAAGACTAGTGTGTATGATCCGTCCACTAAGAAGACTGTTGAGGTTGATCCAATTGCTCTTCGTAATGCGGTACTAAACTACACTATTACAGATGGTTACCTGCCGAAAGATAAAGTCCTTAACACCGAGACGATGCAAGTTCTCTCGCAAGTTATTGGATCATCGCCCACTCTGGCGCAAGGATATAACGTCGGTCCGATGTTTACTTATATTTCTAAGACGCAGAATGTGGACTTTGGCCCGTTCGAGAAATCACCACCGCAAGTAGCATATGAACAAGCGGTAAATAGCTGGCGTATGTTGGCTGAAATGGCAATTCAGAAAGGTGCGCCATTCCAAGTTCCTCAGCCTTTACCGCAGCAATTTGGTTATGATCCTAATGCACAATCTCCTGGTTCGCAAATGCCACAACAGAACGTAGCTAATGCACAACCGGCGGCTATCTCGAATAATCCTTCTTCTACTACAGGTGCAGCATGAGTTCCATTAATACCAATAATCCTTTCACCTCATTCAACCTATCCCCGGATGAGGAAATCCAAGGGAAGTTGTTAAATGAGTACCAGAAGATGTCCTTGCAAAACATCTCTGCGGAACTTGCTCTTCGGAAAGTAAACCTTGATTGGGCACTTGATCCTCTAGTTCTCCGATTAGAGAATGCCCAGTTAAGTGGAGGAATTGAGATTATCGAACGAATCCTCCGTGAATGTTCTGAAGCAGAGCTGTACATTAGAGAAGCCAATCAAGCTAACTTTAATGCTCAACAACAAGAACGAGAGGTGGGACAAGGAGGAAACTTCTTTAACCCATCCGTCATTTTTAAATCTCCGTCTGGCGAACAAGCCGGTTAACCTCTCACAATCTTAAGGAATCATTATGTTCTCGATCGCAAGTATTTTCGGTGGTGCTAAGACTGCTCCGGCTCCTGTTCCTTCTCCGGCGCAAGTTGCTAACCAACCTAATCCTACCAACAACCCCGCACAGAATACTCCCGCAGTTTCTGTTGCAGCTCCCACTACTGGTACTGCTCCCAATGGTGTTATCCCAAATAACACTAATGATGGTAATGTTCCCAATCCGGAAGCTAAAGCACCTGTATCCCCGCTCGATAACTTTGCCAAGGTGTGGGAACCTACTCCCGTTGATCCTAACAAACCGCAGCCTACTCCCAGTCTTCCTTCTCCGGAAGATTACATGAAGGCTGCTACCCAGATTGACTTTACCAAGGTTATCGACCAAGAAACCATGGCAAAGATTAATGCTGGCGGTGAGGGTGCAATGCAGGCTGTTATTGCCGCAATGGGCAAAATGCAACAACAGTCTTTCGGACAAGGTTTAGCAGCGACGCAGAAGATCGTAGAACGTGCTCTCAAGGAAAAGGAAACGCAACTCGCAACTGCGATTCCTAACACCGTGAAAGCAGCTAATGTGCGTGAACAGTTGTTTGAAAAGAATGCAGCTTTACGTCACCCTGCGGTGGCTCCGATGGTTGAGGTAGTTCGCTCCCAACTCCAGGAAAAGTATCCGCAAGCAAGTGAAGCTCAATTACTTGAACATGCACAACAAATGATTCTTGGTATGGGACAAGCATTTGCTCCCGCTCCTGCGCCTGAAGTTAAGACTGTTCCGAAAGATCAAGATTGGTCTGATCTTTAATCTTTAACATTCTAGGAGGCCATAATGGCTGGTAACAACGAAGGTATTTTCAAGCGTCCGTATGTCAGTAACGGTCAGAATCTTCCCCGTCCGGGTTTCGCAGGTTCTGGTTGGTTAGCTAATCCTCGTCCTATTGTTTCGACTCAGGACATTGCATTAACTCTTACTACGGATCAAATTTCCAGTGGTTGGTTAACGTTCTCTAGTTTCACTGCTGCACGAGTTGTCACGACTCCTACTGCTGCACAGATTATCGCTGCTATGGGTGAAGACTTTAGCATCGGTGATACTTATGTGTTCCTGGTCAGTGTTGCTACGGCATTCGCTGCAACTTGGGCTGCTGGTGCTGGTGTGACTCTTCAAGGTTCTGCAGCTACTGAAGCTGGTACTTTTAGTCTCGTTGCAATTACTCGTACGGGTGCTGCAACTGTGAACTGGAACGTTGCTTAATTATCTAACTGAAATAGGAGAATAAAATGACTGTCGGTATTTTCAATACTAGTAACTTCACGCAAGATCTTGCAGCTAAATCGTTTGCTCGTGCGATTACTCGCCTGATGCCTAACGGTCAAGCTCCGCTGTTTGCTCTCACGAGCATGCTTCCGGAAGAAACTGCGTTGCAAGTTGAACATGGATTCTTCACCAAGACCATGTTATTCCCGATGTTCAACCTTGATGCCGCTGTGGCTGATGGTGTTGCTAACATCTTTACCGTGGCTTCGACTGCTAACTTAGTTGCTGGCATGTTGATGAAGGCTGCTTCGACTGGTGAGATTGTTCTTATCAATCAGATCCTTTCTCCCACTAGCATCCAAGTTACTCGTGGTATCGGTACTACCGCTGCTGCAGTTGCTGATGATGTGAACTGGTACCAAGTTGGTAATGCATTTGAAGAAGCTTCGCTCCGTCCGAACGCTGTGCAAATCAACCCGGTTCGTATTACCAACCTGACGCAAATCTTCCGTAATACGTGGGCCATTTCTGGTTCCGCCGCTGCTACGCAAGTTATTGCTGGTGAAACTACCATCGCTGAGAACCGTCAAGATTGCGCTGCATTCCACGCGGCTGATATTGAAAAGGCTCTGTTCTTTGGTGCGAAGAGTCAAGGTACGCGTAATGGTCAACCGTTCCGTACTATGGATGGTTTCCTGCAAATCATCTCTAACTTGACCTACTATCCTCCGTCGTACGCTACTCCTAACGTGAGTGTGGCTGGTGCTACCACCAACTATACCCAACTGGAAACGATGCTGGATCCGGTGTTCACGCAAACTACTGATCCGAAGATTGGTAACGAACGTGTTCTGTTTGTGGGTTCGCAAGCCAAGAAGGTTATCAATAACATTGGTCGCCTGAACGGTACGTACTTCATTCAGAACGGTCAAACGGACTTTGGTCTGCAGTTTGGTTCGTTCAACATCGCTCGTGGTACTTTCCGTATGATTGAACATCCGCTGTTCAACTCCAATGCGGACTGGGCGAAACTTGCTGTGGCTGTGGATCTTTCCACTTTCCGTGTTGCGTACCTGACTGGTCGTAAGACGAAGCGTGAAGATTTCAACCTGAGTGGTCAACCGGTGGATCAAGGTATTGATGCTGTTGGCGGAACTATCACTTCCGAACTGACTTGCGTTATCAAGAACCCTCCGGCTAACGCTTATATTTCCAACCTGACTGCTGGTACTGCGGGTTAATATCATGGCACAAGTACAAGTTAATACTCCAGGTATGACAAGTACGACGCCAGGGTATATTTCCAGTATTACTGTTCGTACCGGGGGCGCTGATACCGTCCTCGTTCCGAATGCAACTACTGGTCAAATTACCGTGGATGCTGCTGCTGCAACTCGTTTGGTCCAGGATTACGCGAAGTTTAAGCTGATCTCTGGTTAGAACCTGTGAGAGGTGCTAGTTTCTGGTATGTTCTAGTTAACAAAAACATACCTCACCTCTCACCTTTTGGAGAATATTTATGTCGACCCTTCCTACTAATCTTGCCGCTAAACTGAAGACTCTCGGTGCTGAAGCTGTTCAGCCTGAAGATACTCTGCGTGTTTACAAATCTCACCTGCCGTACTGCAAGTATGCTTTCGGTAATGGCAGTGAGGCTGAGTTCATTAAAGGTGTGTTCTATACCAAGAAGGCAGATCAGATTGAGGAACTGGATACTCTGATTGCTAAGGGTCATCCGGTGTTCTATATTGATCCGAACGAAACTGAGATTGTTGCTGAAGATCGTGATCCCATGGTCAAGATGCGCAAACAGATTCGTGCAGAGATTCTTGCTGAAGGTTTTGTGAAGACTAATCCTGATAATGACATGGGTAAATCTGCTCAAGGTCCCTTGAATGCTGCATCGAGTCGTGATATTGCCTCTGTGTCTGCTGGTGGTAATGGTGCTTCCGGTGACCAAATGGCTAAGTTAGTTGCTGGTTTAGCTGCTGCTAATTCTGCTGGCAAACCAGCTGCTGGAGCTTAATGATGACACTGGCCGAATTAATCACAGAAGTTTATACTGTCACCAACCGGCCTGATCTGGTAGCAGAAACTACTTCTGCACTTCGGTCAGCTCTGTTGAAGGCACATCGTTGGGAAGGAAACTACTTTCCGAAGGATCTCTTTGAAACTGGTATCTCCTTCCCAACCCCAGCATATTTCCAATCAATTGATTATCGGACGATTATTCCTCGTTGGCGTGCATTAAAGTATCTGCGTAAGTACGATACTAATTCTTATCCTCCTCCTGGTGAGGCAGGTAAGTTCTTCGAAGTCATTGTCCCAGAAGGGCGGAGTTCATTGGATTCCTATGACATCAATAAAGAAGATGTATGTTATCTGGCAGGAGAAGTTATCCAGGTACGCAGTTGCACTGAGATTCAATATGCCCTCCTGGGTTGTTACATTAATCCAGCGGCAGGAGCTACTGATGATACATATGGTAGCTGGTTGTCAACTGAATATCCCTGGGCATTAATTCATCTTGCCTCTGCTACTGTCTTAGGTGCTATTGGTAAGTTAGATGAGGCACAGAGACAAACAACCCTAGCGGGTGCGGAATTGCAGATCCTGATCAATAGCAATGTCGTAGCAGTAGGGGACTAAGATTACACAGGGAGTTAGGATTCGTTCCTTCTCCCTTTTTCTTTATCTAAAATTTTAGCGTATAGGAGAATATAATGACTGCTTCTCTTTGGGGTGTTGATGGATATTTCCCAACTGCAAGTGTTTGGTATCCAGGCCCTCCAGAAACTCCTTCAGGTGTTTGTTCCCTTGCTTCTTTAGCACCTGTATCTATGGATGGTG